TTGCTGGCGACGAAGTGGCCTTTGCGATGCTGCAAAATTCCGGCGTTAACGTCTCACTCATCACCGACGCCAATTCGGTGCGCTGTTGCATCACGGAGATCCGATGAATCGTCTCGACATCGTCAACCTCATCACTGGGCTATTCTACGCCCCCGTGACGGACGAGGACCCCGCCACCTTCATGGCGGCACGGACTCGCTCCTACGGCTACCCTGAGCGGCGTCAGTCTATCGTGGACCTGGAGAACCGGACGCTTGGCACCGTCGATCGTGAGACGCTTGAGTTGGTGCACATCGTTGAAGTGGACGGCGAGGAGGTCGAGACGCGCCGAGCCCTGGCCGAGGGCCTTGGCGACTGGGCGTGGACCGAGAGCGACGGCACCGAGCACCCGGTGCGGATCGACGGCGACGACATCGTCAGCGATGCCCAGCGCACCGTCACCGTGACCGACGTCACCGAGGAGCTTGAGGCCGCCGAGGTAGCCAGCCGCCGCGCCGCTGACTACCCGCCGCTTGGCGATCAACTCGACGCCATCTGGAAGCAACTCAACTACGACCGGCTGAACGGGCGCGACCTCGTCGAGGACGCTGACGCGATCCTCGGCAAGATCCTCGCCGTGAAGGCCAAGCACCCGAAGAAGGAGAAAGCGCGATGACTATCCTCAACTGGCAGGAGTACGAGGCCGAGAAGGACGCGAACTTCCAGACCAACGGCAACCAGGAGATCACCGGGGCTCAACTCAACCAGATCCTCCAGGATACGGTTGACTCAACCCGCGAATACTCGGCTGCCATCACCGGTGGCGCGACGACCTTCCCGGTCACGGCCACGCCGATCAAGCTGACTGCGTTCGACACGTGCGTGACGCTGTCGACGAACCCGCTGGTATCGTGCGACGTCGTCGGGGACCGCCTGCTCATCTATGAGCCGGGCGTCTACCGCGTCTCCTGCGCCGTCACCGGTGAGTACGGCAACAGCGACGACCTTGGGATTGAGGTCCGACTCGACGGTGTCGCTAGCCCGTTGTTCGGCCCCGTCTGGCAGAACGGTGAAGGGGCATCCAACCCGGTATCGCTGTCCTACACCGCCACCAGCGTTGTCACGGTCGCCACCCCCGGCGCTCCGGTCGCGGTTGAGCTGTACGTCCGAGGGCTGTCCAGCTTCAACGTCACCCAGCTCGGCCTGCTCATGACGATCATTTACGTCCCGTGGACCGTCAGACTCCCAAGCTGACCCCGGAATAACCCTAGACCGTGACGCCCGTCACGGTAGCGTACCGAGGAGGATGATGATGCGGCAAGAGTGCAAGACCTTCCAGTTTGATCGCAAGGCGGTCAGCGAGGTCGGGACCTTTGAGGGGTTCGCCTCAACCTTTGGCAACGTCGACCTCGGCGGGGACGTCATCGAGCGTGGAGCGTTCGACCGTACCCTGAAGGAGTGGCGGGCCAAGGGCAGCGGCCAACTCCCCGCTCTCCTCTTCCAGCACGACATGGACGACCCCATCGGCGAATTCACCGATATGACGGTCAGCTCTGAGGGGTTGTTCGTCAAGGGCAAGCTTTGGATCGACGGCCCCCATCCCGACCCGAGCGCGTTGAAGGCGCACCGGATGCTGACGGGTAACGGGCCGAAGGGGATGAGCATCGGCTTCTTCGCCAAGGAGTCTGAGCGCACCCCGAACGGTGAGCGCGTCATCAAGGACATCGAGCTGTTGGAGACGAGCATCGTCACCTACGGCATGAACCCCAAGGCCGTCATCACCGACGCCAAGGGACTATTCGACGAGGACGGGGCGGTGGTCGCCTCTCCCAAGCAGATCGAAAAGGCCCTGCGCTCCGCGTTGGGTTTTTCCCACGATCAAGCCCGAGGCTTCATGGCCAAGGGCTTCAAGGGGCTCCGCGAGGGAGCACCTTCCACCTCCGAGAGGGAGGGGGATGATGATCCCGAGCTGCTGGAACGCCTCATTAAACTCAACGCTCTGCTAAAGGGAGACACCCAATGAGCGACGTAAACGTGGTCCTTGAGGACCTGCAGAAGACCCACGCCGACCTGAAGAAGGCCGACGCCGATCGCACCGCCGAGCTGAAGAGCCTCGGGGGCGTGACCCAGGAAACCCAGAACAAGGTCGACAAGATCCTGGCCGACATGATCGACCTGACCGGCAAGAAGGCCGACGAGGAGAAGCGGCTCAAGGCTCTTGAGACCGCCATCCAACTCGCGGGCGGCAGCAACGCCGAGGAGAAGGAGGCTAAGGCCCTCCTGGAGCGCAAGAGTGCCGAGCAGGCCTACTTCCGCAAGTTCAGCGACAGCGAGCTCAAGGCCCTCTCGGTCAACAGCGAGCCTGACGGTGGCTTCACCGTCAACGACGACATGAGCGGCCGGATCGCCAAGCGGGTCTTCGACACCTCGCCGATGCGCCAGCACGCGAGTGTCCAGGTCATCGGTACCGAGGCCCTGACCGGCATGTACGACATCGACCAGACCGACGACTCGTGGGAGACCGAGGAGGAGACCACCTCCAACGACAAGACCCCCAAGCTGGGCAAGTGGCGCATCCCCGTGCACCGCCAGCGCGCCGAGCCGAAGGCGACCGAGGAGATCCTTGAGGACTCCGAGATCGACATCGAGTCGTGGCTGATCGAGAAGCTGGCCGACAAGTTCGCTCGCGGCCAGAACGCTGCCTTCGTCAACGGTCTGGGCAACGACCGTCCCCGTGGCTTCCTGACCTACGGGCCGGGCACCGGCGCGGGTGGCGCGAACAAGTGGGGCGAGATCCAGCGCTTCAAGTCGGGGGCGGCCAACGCGCTGACCCCCGACGCGATCGTCCGGATGCCCTACAGCGTCCAGTCCTTCTACCGCCCGACCTCGGCCTGGTACATGAGCCGCTTCTCGCTCGCCGAAGTCATGCTGCTGAAGGATGGCGAGCAGCGCTACTTCTGGCAGCCCAGCTTCCAGCTCGGTCAGCCGTCGACCCTCCAGGGCCACGCGGTCTACGAGTTCGACGACATGCCGGCCTCCGACGCCGACGGCAACCTGGCCATCGCGTTCGGCGACATGGGCCGTGCTTACCAGATCGTCGACCGCCGTGGTCTGACGATCCTGCGCGACCCCTTCACCGGCAAGCCCTACGTGAAGTTCTACGCCCGTCAGCGGGTCGGTGGCGACGTCGTGAACTTCGACGCCATCAAGCTGATGGAGATCGGTACCGCCTGATAACCCTTGGTGACTAGGGGGGCGGGACGGTCCCGCCCCCCTTCGACCCAGACCCCTGGCAAATCATCAAGGAGATAGAAATGCCGAACCGTGAACAGTTCCACACCCAGAACGTCGCCATTGTCCTCGCCACCGGCGCGCTCAGCGGCGCGGGCGCGTCCAGCGACCTCCAGGGCGCTGATGCGTTCTACTACGCCGCGCTCGTCACCGCCGTCGGCGGCCCCGCCGGCACCCTGACCATCGAGGAGTCGGACGACGACTCCATCTGGGCCGCCGCTCCGGCGACCTCGGTCAAGGCCGACAGCAACATCCTCGCCGCCGGTGAGGGTACCTACGTCGGCTACGTCGGCAACAAGCGGTACGCTCGCCCGCGCATCACCGCGGATGTCAGCGCCGCTGGCACCGTGGTCGCCGTGGGTGGCCGTCTCAGCCTCGTCCCGGTCAACGACGCAATCGACGCGTAGCATCCGAAGGACCGCGCTCCACCTCCCCCTCCGACCGTCGTGGTCGGAGGGGTTTGGTGGTGACGGAGATAAGCGATGAAGGTCAAGGTTCTCAAGGTGTACCGGTTCAACGACGGCAAGGGGACGGTGACCTGCCGCCCCGGCGAGATCGTGGACATCCCTGATCGCTTCTCGGCGGGTGCTAAGGCCGCCGGGTTCGTCGAGGTCTTCGGGGAGGGCTTCGAGACGAAAGCCCCGGAGAAGGCCCCGGAGCCTCGGGAGGAGCCCTCCGAAGGCGAGACCGAGGCCCCCGAGGTCGAGGCGGTAGCCCTGGAGCAGAAGGCCCCCACCACTAAGAAGTCAAAGCGGAAGGGTAAGGCGACCAAGTGAGCTCCTTCAACTCGTCGATGCGGCTGGGTACGACCCCGGACTGGCGGCTGCGCGTAAGCGTGACCACCGCTCCGGTCGGGTTCCCTATCACCCTCGACGAGGTGAAGGCCCACCTCAAGATCACCAACAACGCCGAGGACGCCTACCTCGACTCGTTGATCGCAGCCGCGACCGACTTGGCCCAGCGCCAGCTCGGGCGGTACTTCCTCCCGCAGACCCTGACCGGGTACATCGACACCCGGATCTACCAGGATGGGCTCTCAGGCTACAACTGCGCCGGGGCGGCCTTCTGGGGCTTCTGGCGTACCAACCCCATCGCCCTTCTCGGCATCCCCTTCGTCTCGCTCACCGACATGACGGTCATTGACGATGACGGCACCGAGGACCTGGTCGACCCGGCTACCTACTTCGTGGACGCCTCGACCCCGGACCGCCCCGGGCGCGTCTCGTTGAAGCAGTCGGCCCAGTGGCCCGTGACGACGAACGTCCGGCTGCTCAACGCCGTCCGCTTCGTCTATGAGGTCGGGTACGCTACCGTCCCGGCCGGGTTGAAGCAGGGCCTGCTCGTCCTCGTGGCGATGCTCTACGCCAACCGTGGGGACTGTACCTGCGGGACGGGTAACGAGGGGGAGGCGGTCAACCGCGCTCTCGGCTCGTACAAGAAGCTGAGGATCTGATGGGCTGCGTCAAGCCTCTCTGCGCCGGGGACCGCCGGACCTTCGTCACGATCAACCGTCGTGACGAGACGTCCAACGTGTACGGCGGTCAAGAGGTCGCCTTCATGAAGGTCCGCGACGCGTGGGCCAAGGTGTCGATGCTCTCGGGCTTCGAGAAGTTCAACCAGCAGAAGGTTGACGAGGTCGCCACCCACAAGTTCCAGTTCAACTGGGACGATGTCGCCGACGTCCGCGCCGAGGACCAGCTCGTCGTCGAGGGGGTGCCCTTCAACATCCGCTCCATCGACAACGTCAACTACGAGAACGTGCTGGGGGTCCTCACCGCTGAGCGGGGGGTCCTACAATGAGTGGCGCTCTCAAGGTCCAAGTCCTCGGGCAGGCTGAGATGGACGAGCGGCTCCAGCGGATCAACCTCGCGTCCCGCAAGTACCTGTCCAAGGAGTTGACCCGCTGGGCCATCAAGGCTCATAAGAGCGCGGTGGACTCCATCCAGGGCGGCACGAAGACCGGGCACGAGTACCGCAAGGGCAAGGGTGGGAAGATCGCCCACCGGGCCTCGGCCCCGGGCGAGGCTCCGGCGACCGACACCGGTGAGCTGGTGCGCGGCCTCCGCGTGATGCCGTCGAACGAGCACACCCTGTCGGCCTTCGTCGCGTCCACCGCCCCGTACTCGTGGTGGCTTGAGTTCGGTACCTCACAGATGGCGGCTCGCCCGTTCATGCACCCAGCGTTCAAGGCGACCGCCCCTGACTCGATCAAGGGCGCGGCCATCGCCATCACCAAGGGCTTGAGGACGAATTAGTGGCTACCCTCAGCCTCACCGAAGTCCTCGCCGCGATCTACGCCCAGCTGGCGGCCAGCGCCCCGCTCGTCGCCATCACCGGCGGCCGGATCTACAACCACGTGCCCCAGGGCTCGCCGGCAGGCACCCCCTTCCCCTACGTCCGTTTCCGCCCGGCCGGGCTATCGGACTGGAGCGACAAGGGCAGCTACGGGTATGACGGGGACATCTACATCGACGCGTGGAGCGACAAGCAGGACGACTCTGACTTGACGACCATCCACGACTACTTGATGGACGCCCTACACCGGGTGCCCCTCACCCTCCCCACCGGACAGAACGTCTGTTTGGACTTCCGTTTCTTCGACACCACGGTAGAGCCTGACGGTCAGGCCCACCACGGCGTCTCCCGATTCCGTATGCTCCTCACGGAGTAAGGAGTAGCAAAATGGCTAAGGCCTGCGGTTCTCAATTCCTGTTCCAGATCGACGACGAGGCGAGCCCCGGCACCCTCGTCCCGGTCTCCCTCTGCGTCAGCAACGGCCTCGCCGGTAGCAACGACCTCGTCGATGTCACCGACAAGGGCAGCGCCCACGCCCGCGAGATCCTGGACAACTGCGGCACGCAGGCGTTCTCGGTCAGCGGCGAGGGCCAGATGAACGACTCGCTCCCCCTGAGCTACGTCCACAGCGCTTTCCTCTCCCAGGCCCTCGTCCCGGTCGGCATCATCTCCGGCCTCGGCGACAGCTACGAGTTCATGGCGAAGATCACCGCCTTCGAGCGCAACGCCGCGCACAACGAGGCTGAGGCGTTCAGCTTCACCGCCGAGTCCTCGGGCGCCATCACCTACGCCGCCGCCCCGTAACCATAGCGACAGAAGGAGCTGACCATGCCCAGCGCCAACGAGCAACGCGGAGAAGTCGACATCGAGATCGGTGGGAGGTCGTGGGTAATGCGCCCCGGCTTCTCAGCGGTCTCGGCTATCGAGAAGCAGACCGGGAAGTCGCTCATCGAGCTACTCCAAGGCCTCCAGTCGATCCGCGTCACCGAGATCGCCATCATCATCACCGAGTGTATCCGAGCTTCCAAGGTGACGGCTCCCCCTACCCTCGACATCGTCGGCGAGTGGATCATGGAGAACGGGATTGACTCGTTCTTGATGCCCGCCGCTACCGTCCTCCAGAACGCCTGGACCGGCGGCCGCAAGGCCCCCGCCCCGGAGCCCGAGGAGGGAAACGCCGAGCCGGCAGCGTAGACCCGCTGCCGGTGAGCGCCCTCGTCGGGCGGGTCGTCTCCCTCGGGGGCATGACGTTCGACGAGGCTTGGGAGATGACGATGCACGAGTACGTCTCCTTGCTTGACGCCCTCTCCGAAGCGGGGAAGGCTAGCTTGAAGCGGACCCTCCCAGGCCGCGAGGATATGGAAGACTTCATCAACAACGCAAGGCGCAAGGGGGTTCGAGTCTGATGGCTGAGACGGTAGTTGATGACCTGGTGATCCGCGTCACCGCAGACCTCGAAGACCTCAAGCGGGAGACCGCCAAGATCAAGGCACTCGTCACCCGCGACACCGCCAAGATGGAGGACGGCTTCAAGGACGTAGGCAAGTCTGTCGACACCGTCGCCAAGAAGTCCCTGCCCGGCCTCACCAAGAGCACGAAGACCTTTGGCGAGTCGGTCAAGCCGGTCATCGCCCGCGTGGGGCGTTTCGTCTCTGGCCTCGCGGCGGCGGCGGCGGCCTTCCTGTCGGTCAAGGCGGTCCTCGACTCTATGGAGCGCATCGACTCCCTAGGCAAGACCGCCGACAAGCTCGGCATCGCCACCGACAAGCTCCAGGCCCTCCGGCTCGCCGCTGAGTTGACGGGCGTCTCGACCGCTACGCTCGACATGGCGCTCCAGCGCATGGTGCGCCGCGTCGCCGAGGCGGCCCAAGGGACCGGCGAGGCCGTCAAGGCTATCGCTGAGCTCGGCCTCGTCGCTACCGACCTCGCCGCGATGACGCCCGACAAGCAGATGGAGGCCCTGGCCGACGCGATGTCGAAGGTCGACAACCAAGCGGACCGGGTCCGCTTGGCTATGAAGCTGTTCGACTCCGAAGGCGTGGCGTTGGTCAACACGCTCTCCGGCGGCAGCGAGGCTTTGCAGCAGGTCCACAAGGACCTCGTCGACATGGGCGCTGCCCTCTCGCGGGTTGACGCTGAGAAGGTCGAGCAGGCCAACGACGCGATGAAGATGATGAAGATGCGTCTCGACGTTATCGCCGACACCATCGCCGTCGACATCTCTGTCCCGCTGAAGGCGTTCACCGAGGAGCTGGCCGACCTCGGCAAGCTGATCAACGGTGGCGAGGATTCGCTGATCGACTTCGGCAAGACCGCCACCACCGTGTTCGGTGCGTTGCTCGACCTCATCCAGGGAGCGAAGCTCCTGGCTATGAACTTCGAGCGGTCGCAGATCGGTCTCGCCGCCCTCGGCACCGCCATCACCGGTAACGAGGACGCGATGGAGGCCCTGCGCGAGGAGGCAGAGGAGCTTGAGGCGCGGTACGCACCCATCGCCGCCATCGCCGCCTCTACCAAACTCGACATCCGCATCGCCGCGATTGAGATGGAGCGCCAGGCGAAGGGGACGAATGCCGCAGCGGACGCGCAGGAGCGGCTTGCTGCGGCCGGGGGCGGGGCCGTAGACCCGGCGAAGGCGCAGGCCGGGCTCGACGCCCTACGCGAGAGCATGATGACCGAGAAGGCCGTGAGGATCCAGGCCGCCCACGACCGCCTTCAGATCCTTGAGGACGCGAACAAGGCCGACCTCCTGTACATGGGTGAGTACGAGGAGCTGAAGAAGGTCCTCGTTGAGGAGGCTGACGCCGCCTACGCCGCACGGCTCGACGAGCTCAAGACCATCCAGACAGCGGCCCAGGAGGAGGAGACCACCCGGGCCGCCAGCCACTTCGAGGGGTTGCTGGGTATTGAGCAGTCGCACCTCAAGGCGTCCAACGACCTTTGGAGGTCTGGGCTCCAAGGCCGCCTCCAACTCGCGCAGCAGTTCTTCTCCAGCTTCACTCCGCTCATGGACAGCGAGAGTCGCAAGGCGTTCGAGATCGGCAAGGCGGGCGCGCTCGCCGAGACCGCCGTCAACACGTCGCTTGGCGCGATCAAAGCCTATCAGGCCATGGCGGGCATCCCCTTCGTCGGCCCCGCCCTCGGCATCGCTGCCGCCGGTGCGGTCGTCGCTACCGGCATCCAGACGGCGAACCAGATCCGCAACACCCAGTTCTCCGGCGGCGGTACGACTCCGACGTCCCCCGGCTCCGCTGGCGGCGCGGGCTCGGTCGCCACGACGCCGAGCGAGAACCGGCAGACCAACATCCGCCTGGAGAACATCCAAGACAACCAGCAGTACAGCGGCAGTTCCATCCGCTCTCTCGCCGTCGCCCTCAACGAGGAAGTCGGCAACAACGTGACGATTGGGGTTGGCTGATGAACTTCGGTGAAGTACAATACGGCAACATCTTCGCTGACGAGGGGGCGGTGCTGAGCTACAACGGCTCGGCGACGTGGCCGAACGACGGCAACCCCATCAACGCGTTCGACTGGTTCGATTGGACCGTTGCCCGGGTGACGAGCGGTGCCGCCAACACTTGGGTCAAGGTGGTCCTTCCCGAGGACACCACCCTCGACCGGTTGACGGTCTACCTCGCCCCGCTGGCGTCAGCGAAGGCGATCAACCTACAGGTGGAGACCGGCGTCGGCACGGACGTGTGGACGACCGTCGCCACCATCAACTTCGTCGCGTCCAGCGCCAACCAGTGCCGTGGTGCCGCGTTCGTCGAGGTCCCCGTCAACGCTGGGGTGGGCGTCCGAGTCATCTGGCCGACTGCGGGGGCCACCCCTGGCTTCCGCCAACTCTACGCCGGTGGGCACACGACCTTTGAGATCGGCCAGTACCAAGGCATCGCCCCGCCGAAGCTGACGCAGGACGTCATCGTCACCAACTCCATCGCGGTCAACGGGTCGATCCTCGGGCGAGACGTCCGCCGCGTGACCCGCTCCAACACCATCGACCTCTCGCCGCTCTCCCCTGGTTGGGTGCGTGATACCTGGGAGCCCTTCGTCGCGCACGCGACCCGGCAGGCGTTCTTCTGGTCGTGGGCTCCAGAACTCTACCCTGACGACATCACCTTCGCCGCCGCTGAGTCGATCAACGCTCCGACCAACACGTCCCCCTCGCCCAAGATGGCGGTCCAGATGCCGCTGCGGACGGTGATCTAGTGGCGTACGACCAGATCAAGAAGAAGTCTGGGCGCACGCCGATCTACATCGTCGACATCGTGCTTGACCGGTGTACTCGCACCTACGGGGTCGCGCCGTGTACCGCGTCCGGCCCCGCCGAGGGGAAGTGCGTCAACAGCCTCGGGACCTGCCAGGATCCAGACAACTACGAGGAGGGGACCTTCACCCTCCGCTTCGCGTCTACTCGCATCGACGCCTTCGACGTCCCCAACAGCGACTTCAACGACGACTTCAGCGACGACTTCGGGCCGCCCCCTATCTCGACGACCCCGGCGCTGCCGACGTTGATGGCGGTCAAGACGCAGCCGACCCGGCTGACCCCCGGCCTTGGTCTCGGCTGGCGGTCGGTCGTCAATATCACCATCACCGATGCGCCGTACACCGACGTGGGGCTCGACCCATACGTCAACGAGCGTGGCTTCAGCTGGCTGACTCGCGGCACGTTCTGGCAGCGGTTCTTGGTGCGCTATCCGTACTATGAGAACAGCACATTCAGGATCTACACCGGCTACGCCGACTTCGACGCCGACGGCAACCAGCTCCCGCTCGACTTCGACAACTTCCGCAAGCGCAGCTACCTACTGAAGAAGGTCGGCATCGACGCCAACGGCAAGGTCATCATCGAAGCAGAAGACCCGCTGAAGCTGGCGAACGCTTCGACCACGCAGTGGCCCCCACAGTCGGCGGCGACGCTCCTGTCGGACGTCACCGACGTCCAGACCAGCTTCGACATCGACGATCCCAACGGGTTGGTCCAGGACTTCGTCAACGTCCGAGGTCAGCCATGGGTGCGCATCTCTGACGAGGTGATGCTGGTTAGCTCCTAC